TTGCAAAGCTACTGAACAACTGTAGTCCTTCCGTAAAAGCTGAATAAACTGCTAAAGTTTTTGCAATAGTTTCTTTCTTAGCTTTAGTAGGTTTAAAGTTTCCAACATAATCATGCTTGTTTGACATCTCTTCATACTCTGAAAAAGCTTTGTACTCTATCTCAGGCATACCAACTGTATCAAGTAATAAACTATAAGCATGTTGATGTATTGATTCCATGTTTGCAAACGAACCCATCATCATTCTTGCTTCAGGCTTTTTAAAGATAGGCATATACTTATCTATATATCCTGCACCTACATCTACATCTGACTGAGTAAACAATCTAAATATTTGTGTAAGTAAATTCTTTTCAATGTTTGAAAGTTCCTGCCAATCTTTAACGTCTGTATGTAATGGTACAGATTCTGGCATCCAATGCATTTGATTTTGTAATACATAGTAGTCAAACATCCATGGATATTCAAACGGTTTGTAATAATCTCTAGTTTTTAGTAAGCTCATTTTTCTTTTCCTTTTTCTTTTTGTTATTAAATATTTTATCCCAGTTCTCTTTGTATTTTTTTTCGTTAGGATTCCTACGTCTAGAACCCTTACCTCCGTGCCAATTACTCATCTTTTGGTAAGTAAACTATAACTTCAGCTCTACATTTAGGACAATGCAAGTTTGTTTCCATAATGTATTCTTCAGTCTCGTCTTCTATGTCGTGGTCTCCACCCCATATTAGTTGTGTTCCGCAATGCCAACAATCCATAGTTATCCCTCACAAGCAAGACACTCAGTATCTTCTAAATTAATTCTAGGTACTTTAACATTTACATTCTCTACAGTTCTTGCAGCATTAGAACGAAAATAGTAAAGTGATTTAAGTTTGTTCATACCATACCAATGAACATCATTTACGTACTGCATATATTCATCATGTACTTCTTGAGGCTCTGTAGCTTTAGGTAATGTAAAAAATAAATTAACAGACTGTGCTTGACAAATAAACTCTTGTCTCTTATAAGCATGTTCAACAATCCATATTTGATTTATTTCATTAGCTGTTTTAAATATTTCTTTTTCATCATCAGTAAGAACATCTAAGTGTTGGACTGAACCATCACTACCTGATATGTCTTTCCATAATGCAGTCAACTCGTCAGCTTTTAAACCTTTTGATTTCAAAAGCTTTTCAAGATATTTATTTTTTACTTGATAGCTTCCGGATAAAGTTTTGTGAGTATAGCAGTTAGCCCTGTAAGGCTCAATACTAGGAGAAGTCCCACTACAAATGATACCACTACTAGCATTAGGAGCAATAGCAAGGAGATTAGCATTACGCTTACCACTACCGTGGATGTCAGGAGCCTCGCCCCTTTCAATAGCCAACTCTTTAGTTGCTTCCTTTGCCTTTCCTTTAATGTAAGTAAATGCCTTATAGTTAAACCCAGATGCGTAAATACCTTCGAAAGGAATGTTCCTAGATTGAAGATAAGCATGGAAACCCATAGCACCGAGACCGAGACTCCTTTCTCTATACGCTGAGTAGGCACTCTTGGTAAAGCCTTCCTTACCTTCTTTAACATATTTTTGAAAGCGTTTAAAATTTGCACTGTATTCTCCTAGTTGTGTTGTGTCTATTGCATTGTCAATATAATGTTGAATTATATTATCAAGCATGGTTATTAAATCTAATATAAAGTTATCATCCTTTGACCATTCATCAAAGTATTCTAAGTTGACAGAAGATAAACAACATACTGCTGTTCTTTCTTCATCAGTTGGTAAAGTAATTTCAGAACATAAATTACTTTGACGTATCTTAAGTCCTAAATCTTTTTGAGCTTTAGGTAAAGCTTCGTTACATTTATCAATATTAATCATGTAAGGCTCACCTGTTTCAGCTCTAGCATTTATAATCTGCCACCATAACTCTCTAGCATTGATAGTCTTTACAGCTTCGTTAGTTTTAGGGTCAATCAATCTCCAGTCATCATCGTTCTGTACAGCTTCAAGGAAAGCATTAGTAATGTTTATACCATTATGAAGATTAAGATTTTTTCTATTAATATCTCCACCAGATTCTTTACGCATGTTAATAAACTCTTCAATTTCTGGGTGGCTTATATCCATGTAAGCTGCGTAAGAACCACGTCTTGTTGTGCCTTGGTTAAAGGCTAACATCTGTGAATCAACTACATGGATGAAAGGAATTGAACCAGTAGAACGACTGCCATGAGTAGTAGAAATACCGTTACTCCTAATATCGCCCCAATATCCACCAATGCCTCCACCTGAACTTGCCAACCATATATTCTCGTCATAGTGAGCAGATAAACCACTGCGACTGTCAGGAACATAATTAAGGAAACAACTGATAGGAAGCCCACGTGTGGTTCCCCCGTTACTAAGTATAGGAGTGCTAAACATGAACCAACGAGAGGAACTGTAGTTGTAAAGTCTTTGAGCCAATTCAAAATCTGTGTCGCCTTTGAATGTTGCTCCGAAGACGGAGGCTCTTGCAAATGCTTCTTGTGCATGTGTTTCTCCTTCCCAAAAATATCTATCTTTGAGTGTGTCTAAACTAAATTTATCAAATGTTTTTTCTTTGTCATAGTCTATTTCAATTCCTAAGTAAGGCTTAGTTCCTATTTTATCTTCAACCATTGTTTTGTTCCTTATCATTTACGTACAATGCTATTATAGCATAGTGTATTATTTTATACAAGTCTAAATTATTTTTACCATCTTTTTTACCAAACCTCATAGCATATTTCATAATGTTTCCAAGACAAAAACCTTCTCCATATCCTGAATCAATTATCATATCAGTTGCTTGGTACTTACCATTAGCATAGTGTTGGTCATAAGTTCTATCAACATACAGCTTTAGTTGTTTTAAAGTTTCATCTTCTTTAAACTTGTATTTCACTTTTCCATTCCTCCGGTAATGTTTCTTCACTATACCATTTAAAATTATTTTTTTCTGCCCACTCTGCGTGAGTTCTTTTTGTTCCGTCTTTTCTACGTTTTGCTTGAGGCATTGGAGAATAAGGAGTCAAGAATAAAAACACTAGCTCTTGATTTTGTTTTAGAGATTTTCTAATCCAAACATATTTGTTGTATTCTTGGTAGTCCCAAAATCTACCTTTGGCTTCAAGTAAATATTCTTTACCCTTTATAGTTTTAACAAAGTCAGGTTCATAATTATGTTCTACTACATAAGGTATTTTATCTGAATGATGTTCCCAAGACTTTAAAACACTAATGTGTAATTTATGTTCCCACTTAGAATCATATCCTTTAGGAACATCTTTTTCTGTTGGTCTAACCTTTCTAGGTTTTCTGTATCCAACCATTACATAATGTCCGAGTAAGTAATATTATTTATATTTTTATTTTTTAAAACTTTTTTTATTCTTTTAGCAAACCAACTTGGTGTATAAGCAGAAACCATTAATTTTCCATTACTAAAAAAGTGAGTATCTTCAGGTAAATAATTTTTAAAATTATCTATATTTACTTTTTTTTGTTCTTCTTCTATAAGCATAGTTTTTAACCATGTAATTACAAACTCTTTTGAAAGTCTTCTTACTTGTTTTGCTTTTCTTTGATTCATAATTTTACTTCCTCAACTTTAGGTTCTTTAACAATTTTTGTAAGATACACAGGACCTTTAGCATAATTAAAAACTCTTAAGCCTTGTCCATCATTAGCATCTTTATGGCATTCTATTTTATGTGGACACCATGTACACCCTTTAGCTAATTTCATATTACCTGATACACCCTCTGGTACAGGGTCATAACAAAACTCAGGTGGTTCATTTTTTACAATGAGTTCTTTTACGTTTTCTATTTTAGAAACTATGTTAGGTTTTTCCATATCATCAGGTATGTAAGTACAAAGCTCTCCTGTTTCTTTATTCATAACTAAGAAGCCACCTTTACTTGTACCTTCTGCTTTTTCATATCCTGCAAGTTGTGCAAGATAACCAAAGGAATCATCTTCACTTAATGTTCCTTCTTTAAATTTCTTGTATGCATATCCTGATGCAGTCTTTACATCTACTACCTCACCATCAATCTTACAGTCCATGTGTCCTTTGATTCCATTTACAGTAATTTCTTTTTGCATGTCTGTAAGTTTATGACCAGAAAGTTTTACAAAAAACAAAAGCAAAACCTCAAGTAAATGTCCATATAAAAACTTAATTTGTATGTTCGGTTCTAATTTTTCTGTGGTTTCTGATTGTGTGTGAGCATCAAACCATAAACGTCTTTCAGGTCTGCCTATGTTTGACATACGTAGTATTTCTTTTTGAGTTCTATCTTGAGGAGTAGACCAATGTCTTAAAGCATCAGCCATGTCTTTACCAAACTCTTCATATATTTCTTCAGATATTTTTAACTCTTTACCTTCTGTTAAAGAATCTAAAATTTTGTATATGTCTGGAACTAAGTTATTTAGTTTTTTCATTTTCTGATTCCTTGAATGCTTTAATAACATCCGATGAAAATAGTTTTTGTAAATTTACTAGAAACATTTTACTTGCTTTATGGTCTCCACCACTTACAGTTTTAAATGTATCTAATTTATCTACGATAGTTTTAAGTACATCTGTTTTAAAAACTAATGTACAAAATTCATTATCACCAACACATAAATTATGAAACCAATAATCAGATTCAGTTGCTCTTATACCTGAAGGTTTACCATATGATTCGTATTCTATACAAATGTTTCCTGTGTTTTGCCATAAATCTTTTTCAGATTTAACTTCTATTTTTTTATTGGTAAGCATCTCTGCTATTTTTTCTTCTCTTATTGTACCATAAGTTAAGTCAATGTCAAACTTTTTTCTATCTTCTATTTTAGGTTTCATATTTTTCCTTGTAAGTATTTAATATTTCTATAGCTTTATCTGTATTTATTTTTATCCATTCTCCGTTGTTATCTTCTGCAAAAAATTTCATAAACTCAAGTACTTTTTTTTCAGCTTTGATTTGATTTTTTACTGTAATAATTTTAACAATTTTAAAATCTTTTAAAGGACAACCTGCTTGAAACTGTGATAATCTTTTATCTGCATTTATACTTTTACCAACTTTAATCCAACCTTTCCAAGCAGGATTAGAGATAATATATATTTCTCCTTTTGCTTTTGACAACCACTCTCCTGTTCCATATTTTTTATCCATATGTTTTTTTAATCCGGGAGCTGATAAATGTCTTTTAGTTTTTTCTTTTAAATATTCACAAGCTTTTCTTAAAGACATATTGTTTTTAAGTATTTCATTTTCAACATGTTCTAATTGTTTTAATTCATTTTCTATTGCATCTAACAAGCCTGTTTCTTGATTAAAAATGTAACCAAAATTTATAGTAGACGTTTTTCTTTTAATGGGTTTCATACCAACTGTCTCCTATTTTATATTCTCCTGTTAAAGGACAACGCATGTTAAAATATTCTCCTGCTTTTTCAATAGCTTGAACTCCAAGTCTACCTACAAAGTCTGCCTGACTTTGAAGAACTTGTATCTGCCATTCGTCATGTATGTTAGCAACAAACTTAGCATCTAAAGTATTTAATCGTATATGATTATCTAGTATTACTAATCCTTTTTTCATCACGATTGCTCCTCCACCTTGTAATAAAGTGTTGAGTGCAGCATGTTTATGTCTTAGTAATATCTTACGACCATCTAGCCCTTTGAGATATCCCTTTTCTGCAGCTCTATCAACTCGTTCCTTAAGAGTTCTAAGTGCTGGTAGACCAGTAAGAAACCGTTCTCGCAATCGCTTACCATCGTTTCTATTTCCTTTAATGATGCTTCCAATTTTTTCATCTCCTGCCCCGTAAATGAGTGCATAGATGAAAGTTTTTGCCTCATCTCTTGATTTAAGTCCAGCAAATTGTTGGTTAGCTGTGTGAATATCTCCGTTGATAATTTCATTTATATACTCCTCGTCAGCCATATAGTGTGCTAACATTCTTAGTTCTAAACCACTTGCATCTATACCTACAAGCTTATAACCTTCTGGTACTGTCCAACATGAACGACATTCTTTACCATAAGGACTATAGGCTGCCGGTACTTGTGCCATGTTAGGATTTCTATGAGCCATACGACCAGTGATAGCACCAGTACTTATAACTGAACCATGTACTCTATTATCTTTTTCAAGAGCTTCTATCCATGAATGGACTTGAGCTAATCTTTTTTGATATAAAAGAAAGTCTGCTATAAGCTTTGCTTCTTTTATGTGAGTAATTTTTTTCAGAGTATTTTCATCTACAATAGCTTGACCTGTTGGTGTAAATTTATTTGGCTTCCAACCAAGCTCTTGTAATCTTTGTCCTATTTGTTTTCTAGAACCTAAATTAAACTCTTGTAATGTCTTTCTCATGAAAGGTTTTCTTTCAAGCGTACCCTTTATTATATCATTGTACTCTTGTTCTGTCAATCCTTGTTTAGAAAGTTCACCATTTTTTTTCAATTTAGGTTTTATTATTTTATCATCTATCCATATTGGTTTAAATGTTTCGTGTACTTTATTTTCAGTTTCTTTAAGTTTAGATGATAGTTCTGCTGTTAAAAGCATAGCTTCTTTCTCATCAAATAAAAATCCATTTTCTTTTTGTTGTTCAAGAATATGTGTAACTTTATGTTCAAGTTTTATTGAATCTTTTGAAAAACCAATAGATTCTTTTTTCAAATAATTAAATAATTTATAATTTATTTCAACATCTCTTTCACAATATGATAACATTTCTTTTGTAAAAGCTGACCATTCAGGCGAATCTTTTTTAGGTAGTCCAAGCTTATAACCCCACTTAGCTATACTATGACCACCCTCTCTTGTAGGATTAAGTAATCTAGATAAAACAAGTGTGTCAATAATTTTATCTTGATGGTATAAATTAATACCAGTAAGTTTTTTAATGACTGGTATATCATACCCTAGTATGTTATGACCTATAAGCTTATCTGCTTTCTGTAAGAATTTTATACCCTCAGTTAAAGTATCTTCGTAAAAATGATAGAACTTTCCTAGCTCATCTTGTGCTACGAGACACCAAATAACTGAAGGATTTAATCCGTCTGTTTCTATATCAAATACTAACTGCATATGTTTCTCCTAGAAAGGTATGACTTCTTCATCAGCAGAGTTTAACATTTCATTGTCTTCGTACTCTGAAAGTCTACCTGTTTCTTTATCGTATACTAATGCACAAGCCATACCTACATCACCTGTATATCTAGACTTAAGAATACGTAGTCTTGTTGTTCTAGCTTCTAAATCATCGTCTGATTGTTGGTTTCTTTCAAGTGCTATCACACAATCAGAAAGTTGGGCAATACTATTAGACCCACGTAGATGTGAAAGACTAACAGTAATACCATTCTCATGTCCTTTATTACCTTCTATTCTTCTTAAGTGTGATACAAGTATTATACCTGCTCCTGTTTCTTCTACCATGCTACGTAGTCTGTGCATAATATTATCAATGGCTCGTCTTTCATCGCCTTCAACCATAGAACTTACAAGCATATGTAAGTGGTCTACTATAATCCATTTACAATCACAACCAACAATCAAGTATCTAAGCTTTGCAAATATAGCATCAATATCATTAGCTCCAAAGTGTGCATGGATAAATACTCTATCGTTGCCAAAGACTTTATCAAACATATCTATTAATGTATGTTCTTCGTACTCGTTTCTCACACTGTCTATAAAAAGTTTATCGTTTGCTTCAATGGAAAGTATACCATCGACTGTGCGTTTCCAATCCTCTTCAAGTGCAATGATACCAACATTATCTTTTGTCTTATTTATAAGCCAATGCTCTAGCTCTCTAGTCACACTAGACTTACCCAATCCTGTACCACCTGTAATAGTTACTAGCTCACCTGCTCTCATGCCTAGTAGTTTTTTGTTAAGTCCATCATAAGGATAAGGTACACTTTCTTTTTGTTCTCTATATAAGAAATCTTTTTTCTTCTCAGATACTCTGATGATACCGCTAGGTGTATAGAGTTGTGCATCCCACCAAGCTCTTGTAAAGTCTGCATGTTTACCCTGATTTAACATATCATTAGGGTCTTTAAAACCGTTAGGCAATGTAACAATCTTTGCTTTTCCGGGTTTAATTATACTCGCAACTTTCTGTGCTGCTTCGATACCTGCTTTATCTTTGTCAAAACATAACACAACATTGTCAAAACTTTCAACGTATTCTAAACTTTCTTTGATGTCTTTTACAGCAGATGAAGCACCACGTTTAATAGATACTACAGCCCACTTAGAGCCTAGTAGCTCGTAAGTAGCCATAGCATCACACTCTCCTTCCACTATCGTAAGATACTTTCCTCCTTCCTTGAATAAGTTTTGTCCAAACAGTCCTGAGTCTTGTATTGTTCCCTCAAAAGAAAATCTTTTATCTCTTATATATCTAATTTTTGTAGCACATTGCTCATGATTAATATAAAAAGGATATAAATGTTGAGCTAATTGACCTGCTGAATCATACACAACTTTAACACCATATTTTTGAGCTGTCTCTTTAGATATATTTCTATCTGTAAGATTTGCAAAGATACCTCCATGTGCATTAACACTTGGTTTAAGTGTAGGTTGTTGAATATAATTTGTCATGTGCGTTACTTTTCCCTCATAGTTTGTATAAAATTTGTCACAACTAAAACATTTTGCAGACCCATCCTCATTTACAGAGACTGCATCTTTACTACCACATTCGTGACAAGGAACGTGATACTTTATAAATTTACTTTGTTCTTGCATATATTTACCCTCGTTTAAAATAAGAAAGCCACCCTGTTTTACGAGAGTGGCTTAGTATGGAGATATCTATGTTGATTATTCTTCTTCAGTCGAAGCTTCCTCATCAACATTTTCTTCTTCAACCTCTACCACAGCTTCAGGACAATCTTTTAAGAGGGTTTCAAGATTGTTTCTATGTGCCTGACTGGCAAAGTTTAAAGCTTCTAAATGAACTTCCAATGTGCCTACTTTATTGATAGTAATACGAGCATTGTTTTGAAGTTGTTCATCTTTAATATTATTTACATCATAGGATGTAGTTCCGTCATCATTTTTAATGGTTATAATCATATTAAAATTCCTCGCCATCCCCATAAGGGTCTAGTTCAGCACCATCTTGAGTCTTTAGTGCTACTAATTCTAATACTTGCATGGCTTGAAAGTCCAAACCTTTGAACTGACCATACTTATTATCGGTTTCCCACTCGTTGTATTGAACTTTAACAGTAGAACCATTACCTACAACTTCATCCATAGGTTGTTTGTTCTTATCAAAAAGTTTAGGTGCATTTCTTACCATGCCATTTGGTCCATTCACTTTTCTTTTTATTGTTAAGGCTCTACCAACAGAGGTTTCACCACCATTCTCATCCTTAATGGATAAGTTTTTTACTTTAAAACCACGAGCTTCAAAGTCATTTGCGACATCATCTTTAACTACTAAATCAACTGTATACACAGGCTCAAATGTAGTGTTTGGTGTTGTCACTGAAGCCCAGTAGGCTTTTCCTTCTAATACTGCCATATAATTCCTCCTTTGGATTGGCGTTTAATTGGGTGTATTATACCCTAAGTTGTCTTGGATGTCAAGTAAAATATCACTCATTGTGTAAATACTTTCATCAGAAAGTTTAACATAATAATATTTATCTTTACCCCAACGAACTTCATAAGCTATCTTGTTTTCATAAAGCTCTTGATTATTAGTTTGAATCCAAGCCTCAAACTCTCGGTACTCATCTTTATTTAATTTTATAAATTCAGGTTCCATATTATAGTCTCCACCATGTTGGTTGTTCTCTGTTCTTGTTCCATTGTGCATAATGTTTTTCATGAATAACATAATCTCTATATGCTACAATAGGGTCTTTATTTTTATACTCGTCTGGCATAGCCTGTGCAAGTGGTGTCATACTTGTATGTGTAATGTTATCAGGCATCTTACTTAAAGGCTCTTCAAGTTTTATAATACTTGCATGAGTCTTACCATACCTGTAATTGTATTCCATACCAAG